CGAGACAGGCGTCTTGCCGTTCAACATCATTTCGACGCAGGATCAGACAGCCGGACAAATGCACCTCCTGCAACAAAGCAAGTCCGATATTGAGATTATGGGGGCCAACTCGGCACTTATGGGCACCAAGTCGGCGTCTAGCGGGCGCCAAGTGATGGCCGAGCAGCAAGGGGGCTTAGTTGAGATTGCGCCCATCTATGGGCAGCTTCTGCACTTTGATGACATGGTGTATCGCCAGTTCTGGATGCGTATCCGCCAGCTTTGGAACGCCGAAAAGTGGATCCGCGTCACGGACGACGAAAAGAACGTGAAGTTCGTCGGGCTAAACCAGCCTGTCACGCTCCAGGATGAATTGAGCCAGTACAGCAAGGAAGAGGTTGCATTCTTCGCGCGCCGTCATGGCCTTGTGCCGGGTGATCCGCGCTTGCAGCAAGTCGTGCGCGTCAAGAATGACGTGGCAACAATGGATGTGGACATTGTGATTGACGACGCGCCAGACACGGTGACGCTCCAAGGCGAGACCTTCGAGCAGCTGGTCAATCTGGCGTCCTCCATGCCCGGTGCTGTGCCGCCTGAAATCCTTATCGAGGCCGCGCCTAATATGTCGCGCGACATCAAGGACAAGCTGCTTGAGGCAATGGAACAGCAGAAAGCACAGCAGGCCCAAATGGGGCAGGCTCAAATGCAAATGGAAGCCGCTGAAAAGCAAGCGGACATCCAGAAGAAACAGAGCGAGGCTATGGAAAACATGGCTCAAGCTCAAGCGACCCAGCGCGAGGCAGCGATGCCTGTCATGGGGCCAGCCGCCGTGGTTTAACGGGCGTTTTGAGTGCCGCCGACTCTGACGGGCGAACCGTGCCGCCAACGTGAAGGGCGTTCGTATCCATTCTACGCATGAAAGGAAGTCGCCATGAGTGACCTTGATGACATTTTGTCTGATGAACCGATTGAAACCCAAAATCCCGTTGAGGACGTGACCGAAGAGGAATCGCCCGAGCAGGAAAAGGCAGAGGAACAGCCCGAAGAGGCACCGGAGGAAGCAAAGGAACCTGAAAAGGAACCCGAGCAGACAATGGTTCCGCTTGCTGCGTTGCAGGAAGTGCGGGGGGAATTGAAGGAAACCAAGACCCTCTTGCAGCAGTTGCAATCCCAGCAGCCGAGGGCAGAGCCACAGCCCGCGCCTGATATGTTCGAAGACCCGCAAGGGTATCAGCAGCATCAAGCGCATATGATGCAGGCCGCTACTCAGAACATCCGCTTGGATTTGTCTGAGGAGATGGCCGTCGGTCAGTATGGCCGCGATGTTGTGGATGCCGCTTTTGGCGCGCTCAAGCAATCGCAGGACCGTGCAGCCTATCAAGCCGTCATGCAGGCGAGGTCGCCTTACATGGAGCTTGTGAAGTGGCACCAGCGCCAGCAAATCGCGCAGGAAATCGGTGACGACCCGGCAGCATGGAAAGAGGCGCAACGCGCTGCAATCCGCGCCGAGGTTGAGGCAGAACTCAAGGCAAATCAGGTGGCAGAGAACGTCACGCAAGTCCCGGCAGCGCCGGGGTCGCTTGCATCTGAACCTAATCTTGGAACCCGCAAAGCCCCTGAATGGGGTGGCCCGATGACGCTAGACGACATCTTGGGCTAAGGTTCCTAATCGTAAAGGACTCGAGCAATGGCTTCGACTACGATCAACACGGCAAACCGTGTAAAGCAGTGGGACGACAAGGCCCACCGCGAATATATCCGCGCCAACCGCTTCAAGCGCTACATGGGCACCTCGCAAAACAGCATCATTATGCTGCAAGAGGATCTGACCAAGAAAAAAGGCGACGCAATCACTATCCCGCTGCTTGGTGCGCTGGATTCGGCGGGTGGCTACAATGACGGTTCTTCGGACCTGGTAGGGAACGAAAAAGCCCTGCCGAATGACGGCCACCAAATCAGCATCGGTGTTGTGCGTGATGCGACCTTGGTGAATGTCGAGGAAGAGCAGGCGTCGCCCATCAACATTCGCAACGCTGGCAAGACCGCTCTGAAAGATCTTCAGATGCGTTACCTGCGCAATGACATCATCACGGCTTTGGGATCGATTGCTGGCCTGGCATACAGTTCGGCATCGGAGGCCACCAAAGACACATGGCTCTCTACCAACAGCGACCGTGTTCTGTTCGGTGCGGCTGGCTCTAACAACGCCAGCAACGACCACTCCGCCTCGCTGGCGAATGTGGACACCACCAACGACAAGCTGACCCGCGACGTTGTTTCCCGCATGAAGCGCATGGCGCAGACCGCCAGCAACGTGAATGGCGATGGCATCCGCCCGTTTAAATACGGCGAGGATGAAGAAACCTACGTCATGTTTGTTGACACGCTGTGCTTCCGTGACCTGAAAAGGGACATGGCAACCGTCCACACCGACGCCGAGAAGCGCGGTAAGCAAAACCCGCTCTTCACTGGCACGACATCCCTGTATTGGGATGGCGTCGTGGTTCGTGAAATCCCCGAGATTGCTTCGCTTGGCGCTGTCGGCGCTTCGTCGGCAACCGTTTCGCCCGTGTATCTCTGCGGTTCGCAGGCACTCGGCGTTGCATGGGGTATGCGCACCAAGACCACGCTCCGCAAGGAAGATGACTACGGCTTCAAGTACGGCGTCGGCTTCATGGAATTGCGCGGCGTTGACAAGCTTGTCTACGGCTTGGGCAAAGATTGGGGCGTTGTCACCGGCTACATGGCTGCTGCGGCGGATTCGTAAGCACTTTGGAGGGCCGGGAAACTGGCCCTCTTCTAGTGCCTATGGAGGTTGACATGAAATTCAAATTTACCGGAGATCAGGATGCGATCACGTTGCGCGGCGTCACCTTTGAGGCGGGCAAAGCCGTGGATTTGTCGGACAATCCTGAACTCGCGGCGAAAGTTTCGGTTCTGCCGTATTTCGTGGAAGTGAAGCCCCGCAAGCGCAAGGCAAAAGCCGATGTCCAAGACTAAATCCGAGGTCGTGGCAGAGGCGCATCGCCGCATCAATGTCTTGTCCGTGGATGAAGATCCATCGGCGGACATGATTGCCTATGCGGGCGACGGTGCCGACGCGCTCTTGGCCGAGTTGACCGGCCCGCCGCACAATATGCCCCTGTATTGGTCAATCGAGGGTGTGCCTGACAGGCTGTGGCGTCCCTTCTCATGGCTTCTGGCGGTTGATCTGGCCGCGCACTACGAAGTGCCGCCCCGAGAGCCTCGTTCGCGCGCTGTAATGCGGTTGCGTGAGGCGGTTTTCACCGACGATCGCACGGATCGGCGCGACACAGATGGCGATGGCATTGTTTCTGAGGCCGAAGAGCAGGCCGGACGCAGGGCGAGTTTCTACTGATGCCGCTTTTGGAGTTCGTAGGTCAGACGGTCCAGGATGGCGACAACATCCAGGCCAATGCGTCGCGCCTGATTAATTGCCACCGCCAGCTCGTGCTTGGGCAGGGCAAAACCCGCTACACGCTGAACAGCGTCTTGGGGCAGGATCTGGCCGACGACATCGGGGCGTATGAAGTGCGCACGATGGGCTACGGCAATCAGAAAACGTGGCTGGTCGGCAATGGGCTTTTGTACGAGCTCGCGGCGAATGGTGTGTTGACCAGCAAGGGCAGCGTGGCGGATGACCCGCTGACGTTGATTGATGGCAACTATTCTGACGTGACGATCACGGCGGGCGGGAATTACTACGTTTGGGATGGGGCGACGGTTTCCCAGCCCGCAAACAAGACTTTCGCGAGCGTCGGAAGCCACTGCTATGTCGGCGGCTACACGGTATTGACCGAGCGTGATGGAAAGCGCTTCCAGTGGTCGGGCCTTGCCGATGCGCAGACGCTCGATGCCCTGCACTTTGCATCTGCCGAGCAGGTGGATGACAACATTGTGCACGCTATTGAATTGGGCGGCAATCTTGTTTTGTTGGGCGAGAAGTCAACGGAACTCTGGCAGGTGACGGGGCAATCAGGTGTGAATGCTTTTGCCCGCGTGACCAGCTTTAACCGGGGCTTGAAGGGGTTTCACCTAATCGCCCGCTTTGACAACACGGCCATGTTCGTGGGGGATGACAACAACGTATATATCGGTTTTGGACCTGGTGCCATTGATGTCAGCACACCGGCAATCAACACGGCGCTGGAGAACAACGAAGCCTCACGTTGCATCTTTTACGAGGATCAAGGCCACAAATTCTTTGCCATTACATTCAGCGACCGTCCGGCCTTTGTGTTTGATGTTCGCATGAAGGAATGGCATGAGCGGGCAGAGGGCGCGAATGACGGCCCTTGGCGCGCTTTGGCCTCGGTCAAGACGGGTGAGGGCTGGTTTATCGGAAACGATGACGGTGAGGTCCACAAACTCGCGCGCACCAACAAGGATTTGAATGGGCCGCTGCGCCGCACGGCTATTTCCTCACCGCTCTACTTGGGCGACCGTAAGTTCAAGGTGAACAAGGTCGAGATGAATGCCCGCGTGGGCGCTGTGGAGGTCACAGAGGCTCCGGCCTACGCGCTGGATGTTGGCGGGGGCTTTGCGCTCAAGCTTGGCACCGGACAGGCGCTGAAGGTCGCAGAAGGTACTGGAGCGCCCCGCGCGGCCAAAATCGGGCTTCAGGAAAGCCGGGACGGTGGCAACACCTGGGGCGATGTGAAAGAACGCTCGCTTGGCATGTCTGGCGACTATGACCAGCGGATGATTTGGCGGTCGCGGGGGCACTTTAACGAATACACGGTGCGCGTTACGATTGACGAGCCTGCCGATATTCCCCTGAACACAACCGCCGTTGTGGAGGTGATCTGATGCCCGCGCCACAGCCCTCAAACATGGTTGTCTACGTGCAACCGGACGGGACGCTAACGGTGGACTTTTTGAAGTTCCTGCAATTGCTCGCCGCGATGCTGGACGACCACGAAAGCCGCTTGGTGGCGGGCGGCCTTTGAGTGAAATCACAGTTGACGAGGCGCGGCCTTTTTTCGCGCTTCCAAAGCAGCAGGGGCCGGTTGACCCCGAGCATCTGCCGGGGTGGCCTTTTCGGTATTTTTCCGAGGGCGGGATTTGCCTCTGTCTGCATGAGGTCTATGGCGGTGTGTGGATGGTTCACATTGCCGCCGATCCGGCGTTCTGGGGGCGTCTGGATGGCTCCGGCAAGCGTTCCTTGCAAGAGGCTTGGGATGTTTTAGGGGCTGAAATAATCGTTGCGTGGGTTCCCAAGGAAAACCGCGCTGTTTTGAGCCTCGCCCGCCGTTGCGGGTTTGAGGATATGGGCGAGATGCCCGCGAAGTCACAAACCTTAGTCATGATGGGGTGGAAACCATGCCAGTTGGATTGATTGCCGCCGGTGTTGGCGCGGCTGGTTCTATGTATGCGGCCAATAAAGCCGCGAAGTCGCAGGAACGGGCGGCAGACCAGCAAGTCGCATTGCAGCGCGAGATGTTCGAAGAGCAGAAGGAAATGTTTGCGCCCTATCTTGGGGCGGGGAACAATGCGCTTGCGGCGTACCAATATGAATTGGGCCTTGGCGACATGCCGGATGGCTATGAGGGATTTGCGGCGACCCCTGGCTATGAGTTTCGCCGCGATCAGGGCCGCGCAGCCGTTGAGGCGGGTGTTGGCGCGCGTCACGGCCTGAACAGCGGGGCAGCTCTTACCGCGCTTGAGGAATACGGGCAGAACTACGCGACGGGCGAGTACACCAACCATTTGAACCGCCTTGGCGGCTTGATGCAGCAGGGCCAGAACTCGGCGGCGATGTCGGCCAACGCGGCGAACAACTACGCTCAGGGCGCGTCTAACGCTTATGCCAATATGGGCAATGCGCAGGCGGCGGGTGCGATTGGCATGGGGAATGCGTTTACGGGCGGGATTAACAACGGCTTGTCGGCTTGGATGTACGGGCAGCAACAGCCCGCGCAGCCGATTAGCGTTCCGAATAACCTCCTGCAAACTGTGGGGCGGTATTCGTGATGAACGCGCTTCTGGACTTCTTTAGCCACGAGGCGGGTCAGGCTCGCCGCAATTGGCTGGATGAGCAGTTGCAGAACGCGGGCAATGCGCTTTCCTACTACATCCCGCCGGATGTTCGCCCGAGGGTTAATGCCGCGCTTGAATTGGGCGCAATGCTGAACCCTGTCAATGACGTGGGTGAGGCCATGTCGGCGGGGCGTGATGGTCGCTATGGCGATATGGTGCTGCATACAGCCATTGCGGCCAGCCCTGCGGTGGCTGGACGTGTTGCCAAGGGTGTTAACCCCCGGCTGGTCGATGACACGGCACAGTGGCTTGAGGACGCACTGATGGGCTTTTCGGTCAATCCGACGCGGGCGGCTTTGGCCGATGATTGGGGGCGCTTTCTTGCGGATGAAGATGGGGCGTTGAAGATTGGTTCGGCACCTCCCGCAGAAATCACTGACCCGATGATTGTTCAGCACAACATCAAAGAAGGGGGCTTGCGTTT